GCGAGTACGAGGACCTCAGGCGCGAGTACGAGGACCTCAGGCGCGAGTACGAGGACCTCAGGCGCCCCTTCAACGTGTCCGCGGATGTCCCCTATACCGATGTCTGGGACAAGTTCCCGACCGTTGGGCGCCGTCCTGGGAAGCATCCATGTGAAAAGCCCGCCGCGATGATGGAGCACATCGTCAGCGCGAGCAGCCGCCCCAGCGCTGTTGTATTCGACCCCTTCATGGGGAGCGGCGCCACGGGCCTCGCCGCGATCAAGCTGGGCCGTCGCTTCATCGGCATGGAGATGGACCCCGCGTACTTCAAGGGCGCGAGTGAGAAACTCACTGCGGCCGTGGCGGCATAGTGCTCCCAAGTCATGAGGCATGGAGGCCCTCATGCCACGCCTACTCGGCGCCCTCGCGGCGCTATGCCTACTCACTGCTTGCCCGCCAATCGACCCTGTTTGGGTGACCACTGACGCGCTCCCCGCTCCGGTGCCCGCGGACCCCAGCGACAGCGAGTCATCGACCGGCGCACTGCCCACCACGAGCATCACTGACGCCGCGCCGCCCACGACTGGTGACCTCAGCACGAGCACCTCGAGCTCTGCGGACGAGTCGACCGGCGTGGGTTCCACGAGCTCCGGTGATCTCCCGGGACCTGACGCCTGTGCGCCCACGGATGAGTTCTGCGACGCGTTCGCTGAGGGTTGCCCGACCTATTACGACGCCCAGACCTGCGCTGTGGCCACGCCTACCTGTGTCGTGTGGCCTAGCGTCTGCAACATGTGTGCGGCCGCGAAGGTGAAGTGCGAGCAGACGTGGGGCTTTGGCGACTTCCTGTGCCTGCTCGGCGAGCAGAAGTGCTTGGCCTCCTCGCTGCTCGCGGGTTGCGACTGCCAGCCCGCGGTGTTCGTGTGCGCCACGGAGGCGAGCGAGTGTCCCGCCGGCTTCACACTGGACAGCGGCGTGTGTCGGCCGCCGTGCCAGACGCAGGAGGATTGCGGCCTCCCTGAGTACGCGACATGCGAGATGGGTGCGTGTGTGCCCGAGGTTGCGCCGCCGTGCGGGCTACTCGACTGACGACGGCTTGACCCTGCAGTCCCGACCGATCACGTTCATGACCTTGCCGGCACAGTCACACTGAACCGTGATCGTCTGCCCCTTGCGCAGCCCCGCTAGTTGCTTCGCGGCGCTGGCGGGGAACATGGCTTGAACGTGTGCGATCTCGAAGTCCTTGCCGCTGCCCATGGCCACGTAGGGGTCACCCATGATGTCCTTTGCGATCGAGTCGATCACGCGGTGACCTCGATCAACTTGCCCTTGAACTTCTCATCGGCGGCGACTTCGTTGGCCTCGTAGGCCGCGATGAGGGTGGCCGCACTGATCTTGAAGCCCTTGCGCGTCTTGGGTTTCTCAGGCTTCACCACAGGGGCGGGAGAGGGCTCAGCGGGTGCCACAGCAGAGGGCTCCACGCGAGCGACCTCCGCGGGCTTCTCGGCGGCGTCCTCGTCCTTGGTGAACACACTCCACGCGAAGATACCGGCGCAGAGCAGGAGGCCGTAGGACAGCAGCGTGGTCCCCTTGGAGGGCTTTTCTTCGGGGCGGTCCTCGAGGACATCGGGGGTGAGGCTGTCACTGCGGACCTGCCCGCGGTAAACGCGCGTAGGTATGGCCTGTACGCTGTGCGTGATCGCGACGAATGCGCCGCACGCCCTTAGCGGAGAGATCTCTAAACGGCTTGGTGCGGTGGGTGTGCAAACCTACTGTTGACAGCACTGCGGATTGCGGCGGGGCTCGCTTGAGCACTAGACGTAACACCGTCCTATAGCCCTCTAACGCAGTCATAACGAGGACTTTTCCTCAAGACAGAGGGTGCGGCTCCGCTCATCTTTGTTGTTGTGGCGGCGGAATAGGCGCGCGTATAAGGGACCTGCACATGTCAAGCCCATCCCGAAGCACCCTCCTTATCGCCCTGCTTTCCATCTCAGCCTGCCCTGAGGAGCCTGTAGAGACCACTGACGCCACAGACACCGCAGACGCACCCACGTCTTCCGCCAGTGATAGCAGCGACTCAGCCTCAAGCACAACCTCGCCCGCAGGAACGGACTCAAGTGATGGAGGTCTTACGGAAGGCGCGTCAACTGGCCCAGCGTCTGGCACGACCGACGCATCGGACACTGAGACTGTAGTGACCGGCGGCGAGGCTTGCATGCTTGTGACTTGCACGAACAACTTGGAATGTGACAACGGCACAGTGTGCTTGCCCGGGTCGGAGACCCTTCCACTGAGCACCTGTGCTCAGCTATGCAAAACCGCCGCCGACTGCACCTTAGCGTGTGGCGACACCACACCAGAATGCTCAGCACGAGGAGTGTGTGAGCCTCGCTGGATGTGACCGCGAGGCTCACTCGCCTAGATGAGTGAGACGGCCACCGTGAACGACATCTCGAGGTTGCAAGAACCTACTGTCGTCAGCCCCAAGCCAAGCCCGCCACTCGACTCCTCGATGGTGGGTGAACCGATGGCAGTACCGTAGGCAGTCACGGGGGTACTGCCATTCGTGACGGTCACTGCCCCACCAGTCTTCTTGAATGACGTTACAAAATGCGCAGTAGCGAAGGTGTCGATGGTGGCCTCGCGCACTGCACTGACAATCAAGGTGAGTGTTCCACGACAGCCGTCCGGCAGGTTCGCCGCTGCGATGACCTCGATGATTGTGCCGAAGGCGGTTACAGCGGCATGCGTGCGCTGGTCTTGGAGGGTGAACCCCTTTGCAGACGAGCCATTCGTACGCTTGTGCACCCGCAGCGTATCGCTGGTGTTGAGCCAAGTGTGCGTTGTGCCAGTGAAGTTGTTGGCGGCCGTCCACGTGTTGCTGGTCGCTAGGCCGCCCTTCTCACTGTCCAACTCATTCAGTGCAGCCTGAACCGTAGTCGCCGCGATGCTGCCTGCCGGCGTGTTGGCGACGGCGCTCGCAGCATGCGCCGCGGTGGCGTCGTCGAGGTGTAGCTGCAGGTTGGCTGCAGCATCCGTGTCCAATCCATCAATCAGTTCCACAACGGACTGAATCGCAGTGTCGGCACGTCCGGTCCTGACCGTGTAGTTGCCTGAGGTAGCACTGATAGCCCACTGCCGGCGACCATCAACCCCCAGCGGGTTGATCGCGGCGTTGACCACCGTTGTCCCGCCAAACACCCGCGTGATGTCGGCGAGGAGAATCTCGTCCGCTTGCAGCGCGGGCGGGGTCGGGCCCACTGCCTCGGTCGACTGCCGGACGATGAACTCGTAGGACTCATCGCGGTCGTACTGGACGCTGACGTTGTTGCCGTCCGTCTTCGGATTGCCAAGCACCCGCTTGAACTTCGCGTAGACCGAGATGATCTTGCTGTTGCCCACGCCCGCGACGGTCGTGCTCACCGCGTTGCTGTCCACGGCCACGTTGACAATCTGCGTGGACGGCACAGCGATGCGCTGTCCGGTCTGGTCATAGGCAGCACCGGCCGACACCTGAACCGTGAGGTTGGGGACCCCCGCCTCAGCGACATCGAGGCCGAAGTAGACCCCGACCAAACCGTTGTCGATCACGTAGTTGTGATCGGCCGCCTCCGCCAACTCGAAGACCTCGTCAAGATCGGCCTCGGTCACAAGCTGTTGAAAGTAAAAATCCCTACGATCCATACATAACTCCCATTACTCGTGCAAGTCGGTCTCGTCGCCAAGGAGGCTCAAGCCAAGGGCCCAATGGTCAGGGTCGATCACTTCCACCGGCTCCTGAATCTCCACAAGATGCTCATGCGCGGGGCGCATGTACTGCGCAATCTCCCGCACCCGCACCCGCTGCTCAGCGGTCAACACATAGGGTGCCACGATGCGGAATGAGTAGATCAGGTAGAGGTCACTGGGGGCCAAGTAGGTGTCGATACCCAACTCGTCCTCCCCTAGTTGCCACTGCCCCAACGGGTCGTTCAAGGGCTCAACCTCAACCTCGACCCCGAGGAAGAAGCGCACCGCGTTGACGATGCCCACCGCGGTCCCCTTGCTCCGGTAGATGTCGAGCAAGATGCGGATGAGGCGGCGCTTGTCCGTGAGGGTCAGGGCGAACCGGAACGGGTTGCCAAGGTCCACGAGCATCGCGTCCACGAACGCTTCCGGCGCGTAGTCAGGGTCGAACGTCTCAGCGAAGCGGTCGATCAGGCAGAGCAGGAGGTCCGTGACCTCCTGAAAACAGCCGATGAACTTCTCAAAATACTCGACATCCGCGTCCAGTTGCTTGGGCAGCGGGGGCAGCATGTCCCAAAGCAGGAAGTCACGCTCAGCCGGCGCGGGGCACACGTAGCCGGAGAACACAGCGTCGTCATCCGGCGCAGCGATCGCGTTGCCTTGGCTGTCCTCGGCACCTGAGACCACCACCGTGTAGACGGCGCCCGGAGTCATCTCGATATCCAGCGTGATGTCGTACTGAAAGTCCGTGACCTTGGCCACGCTCACCGCGAAGATGGGCACCGCGGGCTGCGTGGGGGTGCTAAACGCGTAGTTGTCGGGGTTCAGCGCGTCGTCCGTGGCGGCGGCGCTCACTGCCTTCATCGCCTCGTCGAACTCCACGCGCACCGTCATGTGGTCTAGCGCGAGGGCAGAGAGCAACTTCGGCGCGGTGACATCATCGATCTTGAAGACGTAGGTCTCCACGAGCTCGAGCGCCGCGTCATTCTGAACCTCGACATCCACCACCACGATCGACTCGCTGAGGAAGTCCGCGGTGGGGTTGATCGAGACGTGGAGAACGTCTGTTGCGTCCCCTGTGATCGTAGCGGCGAAGCCGGTTTGCGCGACCCCGCCAACGACCGCGGCGACCCCATCGATCATCACGTTCAGGGTGGAGCCAACGAGCACCCCGCCCGTGGTATCGAACACCTCGAAGGTGACGTTGGTATCTACCGCGTTGCCCGTGCTCCCCTTCTCGGGGACCATGTTCAGGAGCAGTAGAGACTCAGTGGCCTCATCGAACACGAGCGCGTCGATGTAGACTCCCGGGAGCTCGACTTCCACGACATCGCCAACAACGGGCGCATCACCGTTGCCGTAGGGGTTGACCCCGTATGGGATTACGCCGTACGGCATCTAGGCGCTAGCGTGTCACACCGTTGAGGGCATCGCGCGCCGGCCCGTACACGCTCGCCTTGAACACCTGAGCGAGGCAGGCATCCACGAACATGACCTCCTCAGCCACGAGGGACACAGAGGCACCGCCGCGAAACTTGAGCGCGAGTTCCCAGCGCTTGAGTTTCTGGGTCCCATCGCACTCCTCGCTCGCCTTGCCTGTGAGCAGGGCATCGAGGACCGCATCGCCCAACGTCATGCCCGCGCCTTCGGCCCCCTCGATCGCCTTGCCAGCCGCGTCAAGCAACTGCGACACAGGCAGGTTTGGAGCCCGCTGCGCCATGGTCCCGACCGTGCGCAGTGTGTCGCGCCAGTCGACCGCGATGCGGCGGATAGGGGAGCCGTTGAGAGCGAGTAGCGGCGTGCTGGGGTCGATGCTTTGCATGGCTCGCGTAGGCTTGCCTCAGGTCCAGACCGCGGCCGTCCACACGCCACCAATGCGCACGTAGAACGTCGTGGAGATGGTGCCGTCGATGCGCCAGTAGATGTCACCGTTGGTGGCAGCGGCGGCAGGTGCACCTGTCCCCGAGGTCAAGCGCCGCGTCTGCCCTGACACCCCGATACCCGCGGGGAACTGCCACGAACCGTCGCTGTTGCTCAGTGTAGTGGAGTCCTGTAGGACACCGCTGCTGTTGTAGCGGGAGACAAGGAGGTTCTGCGAGGAGTCAAAGTTGAAGGCCCAGCGCTTGACCGCGTTGGCGAGGAAGTTCACAGCGCCCGCGGTGCCGGTCGACTTCGAGATCGTGACTGTTGCTGCCCCAGAGTTGTCACCGATCGTCAGTGTGCGACCCGACCCCGTGAGGGTGATGTCATTGGGCAGCGACCATGCGCCCGTCGAGTTGGAGAAGGTGCACGTGCTGAGGATGCTACCGCCGGAGTCCAAGCGAATCAGGTTCAGGTTCTCGCTCGAGTCGCAGGACCAATACCAGCGCGAGACACCCTCGCTGAGGAAGGCCATTCGGCCCTCACCGGCCTCGTCCTTGGACACCGCTAGGATGGCAGTCGAGGCGCTCGCGCTCCCCACCACCGTGATCGGGGGCAGGTTGAACCCAGAGCTGTTGTAGACGAGACCATCCTGATACACCCCGCCGGAGTAGCGATTGATGTTCAGGTTCCCGTCACACTCGATCGTGAACAGGTCATTGGCCCCATCGTTGAAACCGATCGTGGTGGTCGACCCGCGCAGGTTGATTGCTGCGGTGTTGGAGCCGCTACCAATCCGCAGGAGCGCGCTCGCGTTGCTGAGATAGGTCAGGCTGCCCGCGACCGTGAGGCCGTCTGAGACAACAACCTCGAGTGGGAAGGTGACCGAGCTCGCACCAAACGCTACCGAGTCCGCATAGACTCCAGCGGAGTAGCGGTCAAGGGTCAGGCCACCAGCGGCGGCATGTCGCCAGCGCCACCCCGTGACGCCCTCCGCGGCGAAGATGAGGTCCCCGTCCCCCGCGGTGTCCCTGTTGACGGTGAGGACAGGGCTACCCGTCGCGTCGCCCACGTTGAAAGCGCTGTACGCGGTGACTGTGGTGGCGTGCGACTCGAGGTACTTGAGTGAGGAGGTACCCAGCGAGATGCCACCATCTGTGGCGGGGGCGAGCGCGGCGCTCGTCAGGTTGAGTTCCGCGGCGCCGGCCACCCCAAGGCCCAGGGTGTCCGTGGCGTGCGTGTAGGACACGAAGCCGGTGAGGGTCGCCGCGGTGTCCGCAAAGCAGAGGCGGCCCACAGAGGTCGACAGAATCGTGATGCCGCGATCGGTCCCTGCGATGCTGCCTACCACGAGGTCATCCGCAGTGCTCACGCCGTCGCTGATAGCCCCCGCGCCCACAACAGCCGTGGTGGTCGTCACCGCTGTGGCGGCCACAGTGGTCGTAGCAACATCGGTCGCGTTGACGGTCGTAGCGTTGACCGTGGTGACGTTGCCCGTCGTCGAGTTGAGGGTGGCTAGTGTCCCGATCGTGCCGCGGATGTGTGGCGCCACGCCCGTCCCGTTCATCCACGCGTTGACCTGAATCAGGTTGTCGTCAACGTTGTTGAACCAGTTGGCCGCGATGATCGCGTCGAGTTGCGCGTCCGCGATGACACCCAACTCGTCAACCTTCGTGATGTCGACCCACGTTCGCACCGCGTAGACAGCGGCGGCCTCAGTGATGATGTTGCCTGCCGAAGTACCACCGGACATAACTAGGACTCCATGAGTTTGAGGACGAAGGCGATCGAGACACTGCCCGCATAGCCGGTCAGGTTGGCGGCGAAACTCACATAGTCCGTGAGGGTCTCCGCGGTGCAGATGCGGTGCGTCTTCTCTACCCCGTCAATGTACAGGGAGAGGCGCCAGTTGGTGTCACCGGGCATGAACTGGGGGCCCCTGCACCGCACGCGGGCCTTGAGAACCTTCGTGGTCCCAATGTCGGCGGTCTGCGAGATCGTGATGCGGTCCCCCACCCTGAGCCGAGCAAAGGTCAGTGGCTCATCGTGGCCAAGGGTGAAGGCGTACGTGCCATCGCTCGAGAAGTTGTCCGGCGAACACCGGCCCTGCTCGGTTCCAAACTGCTTGTTGAAGGCGTTGAACGATGGCACAGGCGGGCCTTAGACCTGGCGGTAGGACTCGATGTGATCGAAGTAGGAGCGCCGCGAGAGGCCGTCGACTTGGAAGCCAAAACCCATGTAGCCCGCAGCAAACGGGACGCTGCCAGAGTTCACCCCAAGCGCGTCATCGATGAATGCGGCGCCGTCTGTCTCAGCGTCCAGCCCGTCAAGCGCGGCCCACACGGGGGCAGTCACAGCGTTGTCCGCGAGGATGTTCTGGTACACCCGCAGAATCACGTCCCCGGACGGGTTGACGATCATGTCGAGGCGGAAGTGGTACCAAGTGCCCTCATCGAAGGTGTCCGTGGACTGCGCGAGGATGCCGGAATCCCCGACCTCGCCGTCCACGATGCCTTCAGAGAGGGCCCCCTTGCGCAGCACCAGCGTGCTCGGAGCGGCGTCGGATAGACCGAGCATGTAGGCGTTGTCACTGACGCTCGCGCCCTGCAGTCCGATGAATAGGAAGGGTGAGAAGCCGGTAGGCGACGCGCTCGTACCCCGACGAATCGCGGCGCGGATGCTGCCGCCCTTCGCGGTCGGGATGAAGTTGGCTTGGTTCGTGTAGAGCCCAACGGTGCCCGCTGTCGCAGACGCGCTGTTGAACCCATACACGAAGGTGCCGCCGCCTGCGGGCGGGGTCGTGCCAGCCGTGACGCCGCGACGCACGTTGCTGATATTCAGCGAGCTACCAAGTACAGTCCAGTTTGCTTCAGCCATGCGTCTATCCTATGGGTTGGCTCACGCCGCGAGCTCGCCCGTCTGCGTCCAATACAGGGTCTTGTTCGGAGGTGCCTGCAAGATGATCTTGGCAGTCGCGCCCGTGGCTTCCACCTTGATCGAGAGGGGGTCGCCGGAGATGCTCGAGCGGAGTTTGATCTCACCCGTGCCGTCCGCGCTAGCGTCAGCCCCGAGCACAGCCGCGTTGATCGCGTCAACAAGGAAGTCACGCTCTGTGTTGAACGTACCGACGCCGGTACACAGACGCTCGATCGGAGTGCCGTTGACGTAGACGATCAGCTTGTCGCCGTCCGCTCCCACGCCCGTGACCTCCGCGGTGTACATGCGAAGGTCGGTTTCCTCGAAGTCCTCAAAGTTCTCGCCGTCGTAGGTAGCGATCACGAGGTCTGTGCCTACACCTACGAAGTCTGTGATGTCGTCCTCGCAGTCGCGCCACTCTTCCTCAAAGTCCTCGCGCGCCTCGGGCACCACTAGATCGTAGGACGCCACAGTGATGTCGGTCCCCGGCCCCACGAACTCCGCGATGTCGTTTTCATTGCTGTCCCACCCCTCCTCGAAGTCCTCAAAGTCTTCATTGGTGGCGTCGTAGGCGGCCACAGCAACAACTGGGAGTGTCAAGGAGAACGGAGTATTACTCCAGTCCTCCTCGAAGTCCTCGTAGGTCTCAGGCTGAGCGATGTCGTAGGAGGCCGCGGCGGTCGCACTGAGGACGAAGGCGCCGTCCTCATTGTTGGTAGCCCACTCCTCCTCGAAGTCCTCGACAGGTTCGGGGAGGGTGACATCGTAGGAGGCATATTCCTCAGCCGTGGCGAAGACGGCGCAGGACCACCCCGACGCGAGCCCGGGAGTCGCGCCCGCTGTCTCAAACCCAATGTTGGTGAAGGCGTGCGCCACGGCTACATCGTCGCCCCGGTGTCACCGTTGATGAGGACGACTTGACCGAGTCGAGGAAGCGCCCTGACCCCGATAGCGAGGTCCTGATGCTTGAGGTTGACTAGGAAGCCTGACGTGCTGTCGTCCATCTTGCGGACTCCAGCGCAGTCCTTGACCACATCCATGAGGGTCGACAGTGGGAGCTCATTGGTCGGCTCCCCGTTGGCGTCCTTGTAGTTGAAGCCGAAGTCGATCGCGGTGTTCATCGTGCCGTCTGGGTTGTCCAGCGCGAAGAAGGCAGTGAGCGCGGCGAGGATGGACGCCTTGACGACCGCGTTCGTGTAGCCCTGCTCCAAGTACACCCGCGCACGAATCGCCACAGTGAGGTACACGGGGTCCGACACGGTGAGTGAGAAGGTGATCGTCTTCGGGTAGGTGATGGTCACCATGTCCGATACGGCGTTCTTGAGGTCGGTCGTAGGGACGCCCGCGCCGTCCGGGACCACATAGAGAATGCCCGCGTTCTCCGCGATGCCGGGGTCTTCGTTGCTCGTGAGCATGAGAGCACGACTGACACCGGGGACCCGCAGCGCGTTGATTTCGTAGTCCTCTCGGGCCACGGTCCTGTTGAGCACACGCAGCGAGCGCGGGGCGTTCTCGCGGATTTCGGCCACCGTCTCCTCGTCCACTGCGGGGGTCGCAGCGGCGGGGTTGGTGCACGTGACGATCACGGGGTTGCCCAGCGAGTCGACGTAGTTGCGACCGACGCGGGTCACGGTGCCGGCCTCCACGTTGCCTGTGGAGCCCCCACCAGTGTAGTAGGTGACGTTGAGGGAGCCCTGGGCTAGGGCCCCCACGATGCCCGTACCGAAGCGCAGGGTGGCCCGGGAGTTGTGATCGATCGTCACGGTGAAGTGTCGATCGAGCGGGCCGGAATCGGAGAAGTCGGAAACCAGCGTCCACGCACCACCGGCATCCGTGATCGAGATGTCCTCGGTCAGGAAGGGGGTCGCGGAGAGGGCGATTTCTTGGTTGGCGAGGCCGCTGCTCGGGAAGATTTCCAGCCGCTTCGTCCTGTTGGCGACCGTGACCGTGACCGTAGGTGGGTTGGCGCCCGCAGCGATCGTGGCGGCCTCGATCAACTCGAAGCGGACGGTGGTCTTACCCTCGGTCGTGAAGACATCGTTGGCGTCAAAGGTGACATCACCAGCGGGAACAGCGGCGAGGGTCAGGATGACATCGGTACGCGAGGATGTCGCTGTCCTGGGCTGGTAGTTGATCAGCTTGACGAGGGCGAGGATGTTCTTGCGAAGTTGCGCCGTGGACCACCGGGACTCGCCGGCTTGCTGGTCCATGTAGAACGTGGAGATACCGCCCACGTGTGCAAAGAGCTCGAGGAGGATGTTCCCGAAGTTCGCCGTGCTGTAGTCAGTCCACGCCGGATACACGGACTTCACGAGCTTCTGGAGGCGCAGGCGTAGGGACGCCTCGTCTTTATCCGTGTAGTCGAGTTTGGTCGGGAGAATCGGCATAGGCTCACGCAGCGACGGTCACGGACTGCTTGATCGCTTCATTCTGAGCGAGCGGCCCTGTCACGATGCGGTAGGTGATGGTCAGTCGCAGCGCGGTCCCCTCGATCGTCACGGTGGTACCGGCGAGGCGGACGTAGGGAACCCAGCGCTCGAGGCAGCGAGCGACGAAGTTGGAGGCGATGCCGGCGGCCGCGACTGAGTTGGAGTGGCGGAGGCGATGGAGGTCAGAGCCGAAGTCAGGACGCCATGGGAGGGTCCCACGCGGGGTCGTGAGTGCCATGGCGATGTCCTGTTGGACCTGATCGATCGACTCAGCGACGGCGAAGTCAGTGGCTTCACGGACGAAGGGGAAGGCGAGGCCGCGGAGGAGGATGTCAGCCATCAACAGTTTTGACCCTTCGGAACATAGACGTTGAGGAGGAGGCCCCCTGGGATCAGCGAACGAACGATCTTGAGCACCGCAATGAACTTCTCAAGCGCCTCCTGAATCACTGCCGGCGAGCCATC